CCGGTCAGTGCAACCTGGGCATGATGCTGGTCCTCGATCTCGCCAAGGCCCAGGGTGCGGAGAACCTGCGCGAGCGAGCTGGCGAAATCCTCCGCGAGCTGTCGCGGCAACTCCCCGAGTAGCGGCGTCCTCACGCCGCCACCGGACCCGGATCGTCGCCGTCGCGGTGTGTAATCGGCCGTTCGGCTGGCGACGGGTCGGGTGGCCGCGGCCTACTCAAGACTTTGCGCTGCTCAGGGGCTTGCAGTGCGCGCAGTGCTTGGCGGTTGAGGTGGGCGGATCGGGCGGCGTTGCAGGAGCGGCAGCGGACGACGAGGTGGCCTCTTGGGTCTCCGCCTTTGGCGACTTCGCGGACGTGGTCGGCGGTGAGGTCGGCGGTTTGGTGGGCGGGTTGGCGTCCCCAGCCGGGGCACCAGTCGCCGACGATGGCGCGATGGTCGGCTACCACCCGGGCGCGGCGGCGTCGTTCGGCGTGGTCGTTGTGGAGGTCCGGACGCTTGGCGCGCTTCGCCATGTCCTTGACCCGCTGGCAGTCGACACACCTCGGCTTGCCCCGTACTGGTCGTGAGCAGCCGAGGCAGGGGCGGATGAGGTTCCTCATCGGCGTCTGCGGGTGGTGCGGCGGCGTAGCTCGCTGGCACACGGTGGGCAGCGGTCGCCGAAGGTGATGGGGCGTTTGCAGGCGATGCAGCACACCGGGCCTCGCCTGGCCACGCTGGGGACATAGCTCCTACGGTTCTTACCCATGGCGGCGTAGGAGGGTGAGGAGGACCGGAGTGAGGCGCCCGCCCTGCTCACGAACGCCCACGACTCCGGCCCCGGCGTAGGCCGGGACCCTGACCACGGCGACGTGGTCGAGTGCGGCCCTGGTGCGGGTGACGCGGGTCCGCTCCGCGTTCCACCTGCTTCCGCCGGGGACCTCGGCGAAGCCGATGGAGAGGCCGAGGGGTACGCCGTCGCGGGCCAGCTCCAGGACCTCATCACCGATTGCGGTTTTGCTGACGTGCCATTCGCCCCATGCGGCTTCGGTGCGTTCCTCGATGGTGAGGGTGCGGCCGATGGGGAGGGTGCCGGCATCCCTTGGGTGGGTGGCCGTCAACGGGACGGCGGCGGGGTTGGTGCCGGCGAGGGCGCCACGTTGGAACGTCTCGGTGACGAGGCGGCCCCGGTCGACCACTTGGGCTTCGACACCCCAGGGGAGTAGTGGGCCGACCAGGGTGCGCCCGTCTCCGCCGTCGCGTAGGGCGAGGGAGCTGGTGAAGTTGCGAGTGAGAACAATTGTGCTCATGCGACGGCATCTCCAGCGGGTGGGGCCTGGTCGTCGATGCCGGCGATGGGTGGGAGGTCCTCGAGGTCGCGGACCTCAGACCGCAACTTCCAGCCCGCGCGGATCGCGGACTCGTGCGCCTGATACCTGGTGAGCAGGTCGGTGCGGACCAGCGCGGCGGCGTTGAATTTCACGGTCGTAGTACTGCTCAGGAGGGCGGAGAGGGCGGTTTCCAGGCGCACCAGCCAGGGCCGTAGGCCGAAGGTGAGGAAGTCGAGGGCCCGTTGCTCGACGTTGGCGTAGGTCAGGCTGTTGCCGCTGTCGGCGCCGATCAGCTCGGGCTGGACACCGAAGTAGCGGGCGATGGTGCGGATGTTCGCCTGGGTTGTCTCGAGGAATTGGGCTTCCTCGGGGGCGATCGTGATTGTCTGGAACTTCGCCCCGGAACCCAACACGGCGATGTCGCGGTTGCCCTGGTGGCGTTCCCGCCACCGTGCCTTGAGTTGGTCGGCCCGCTCCGGCTTGATGTCCTGATCGGAGGTGAGGACGCCGCTGGGGATGGCGGACTCGCCGAAGAACTTGGCTGCCCACTTCTCAGCGCCCAACCCTAGCCCGATGGCCTGCCTTGCGTGTTGGATTGGGGAGAGGCCGAGGACCTGGCCGGGGGCCGTGAACGCCTTAACATGCCACACCGATGCCGGGTCGATTTCCTGGCCGTCGAGGCGCCAGATGATCCGGCTGTTCGCTTCGACTTGGACCCTGTCCGGGGCGAGCAGTTCGACCTGACTCGGCAACAGGCCGGCGCCGGCGCGGTCGACGATGAGGCCGTAGCAGTTGCCGCGGAGTAGCAGCGATTGCAGGGCGGCGTAGGTGAAGTCGGGCAGGGTCCAGCCGGCCGAGGGCGAGCGCAGGATGGGCGGCAGGGCCGATAGCGGGTTGGGGTCGCCGTCGCAGTAGGCGGCCAGGGGCAAGGTCGAGATGCTCCCGGCGATCAGGTTGACGCACGCCCACACCGCCGAATGCTGCATGGCCGTGGTCGGGTTGACCGGCACGGCGGCGTAGGTGGAGGCCGGGACGATGCTTCCGATCTGGAATAGGTCCCGGTCGTGACGCTGCCACGGCCAGCGCATCGGCTCAGGTCGTGTTGACGAATGTCTTGACGGCGTTGGTGTCGATCAGGGCACCGTCCAGCCGGACGATGCAGCGGAACGCCACCAGGTCATTCTGGAACCGGAACTCATCCGACCGCTCGAACCGGATGCCATTCACAATCCGCACGAAGTAGCGATCCATGGCCCCGAACGCGATCGACTCATTGCCGTTGGCCATGGCCGGCATGAACGGGTCGACGTAGACCGGGTAGCCGAGGATGGTGCGCCGGTCGGTGAGGCCGTTGACCGGCTGGCCGCTGGTGTCGCGGAGCTTGCGGACGGTGACGTTGCTGGCGTTGCGCATGAGGAACGCGGCGCTGTCGGATTCGGCGTAGGGCTCGGCCACGCTGCCGATCAGGTTCCACAGGGCATCCGTCCCCTGGTTGATGGTGCCCTGGGTGCCGAGGGTGGTCCCGGTCCCGGTCGGGCCGGTCACCCCGGCGCCGGCGTCCAGGAGCAGCCCACGCGGCTCGGTTGTGCCGGCCCCGTTGATCAGGTCATCGCCGTAGCCGGTCGCGCCGAGGCCGAGGGAGAGGGCGGCCTGTCGGGCGAGGAAATCGAGGAGGTTGGTGGGCGAGTCGTTCGCCAACTCGCTGGAGACCTCGAAGTAGTTGGCGTACTTGAACGCCTTCAGGGTCACGGTCGAAAGCGTGGGGTCGCTTTCGGTGATGCTGGCGCCCTCGCCGATGATGTTCGTGGTGACGAACCCGGTGGAGCGCGGGACGATTAGGTCTTCGCCGGTCTCGGTCGTGATGACGGTGGCGCCGGCCCGCATGATGCTGCTGGTCTCCACCATATGCTGGACGATACGGCCGTACACGTCGACGCCCAGCGCCTGGGTGGCGGTCGACTTGAGGGTGTCCCGGGTGTGGATGCGGACTCTGCCGGAGCGGCCATAGACGGGTTCGGGGACGTCGTCGGGCCATTCGTCGGTGAGCTGGGTCGCGTACACCTCGATCGGCTGGGGCGACTTGGCGAAGATCGCGGAGCGGAACGCCCGGGCGGTCTCGGCGGCCTCCCGGGTCAGGGTCGGCCCTCGGCCGCGGGTGGCCATGGCGCGGACCTCGGCGAGCTGCCGGTCCCGCTCCTGCTCCATCGCGTCGGCGGCCTCGCGCTCGGCCAGGACCTGGGCTTGATATTGAGCCAACTCGTCGGGCGACGGATCGCGCCCTTCGGAGGCGGCCCGGGTCAGGATCTCGTCGCCCGCGGCGCGGGCCGTCGCCCGCTGGTCCCGGAGCTGGTCGAGCAGGTTCGGCATTGGTGCTCCTCGAGCATTCCCCACTGATCTTGTGGGAAATCATACGCCCGTGCCCGTGGGAAGGAAATGGGTCAGGCTTCGCCGAGCATCGGCATCGTAGCGGCCAGATGGCACAGCCGTTCCCATGTGAGGAGGACCAGCGGGTCGCCGTCGAGGTAGAAGCCGACCAGGCGGCCGTCGGCGCGCTGCTCCACGGTTACCCGGCCCTGCGCGACGAACTCGCGGGCAAGGTCGGTGGCCTCCGGCTCCTCCATGCGGTACCGCTCCATCAGACGGCCGATGAAGACAGCCTGCATGAATTGCCGTTCCCGCATGGTCATCTTGTCGAGTGGCAACATGCGCGCTCCTAGTTGCGTTCGGGATGGCAGAGTCCGCGCAGGTCGCGGCGGTTCACGACATATAGCACCCGGCCGAAGGCGGAGATGCAGGCGATATCGCGGCTGCACTGGATCGTGGTCTGGTTCTCCTCGGTGAACGGGTGGATCAGCCGGTAGGCTTCCTCGCCGCTGAGATCGGCGATGCGGGCGAGCATCTTCGCGCCCTGGAATAGCAGGTAGTCGCGCTCGGCCTCACTCATGCGGTCGGGCGCGGCGGCGATGCGGGCCAGCAGCCCATCGGCCACGGCAAACTGCTCCAGATCCTCGTCTCGCATCAGTTCTCCTTATTGTTGATCCGGGTGACGAGCCGGTCCCGGCCGCCGGTCTTCTCCGAGGTGGTCCAGACCAGCCCCTTACCTTCCAGCAGTGCCCGCGCCTGGGCGAGCCGGGTGGCGCTTACCTTCCTGGCGAAGACCGCATGCTGGGCGGCGCCGTCCAGCCCGTCGGGGCCGGCCTGGCGCAGCTCGTCCAGGAGCCGGTCGGCCACCGGGTCGCCGAGCAGGTCCCCGAAGATCGCGTAGGCGGAGGCCTCGCAGTAGCGCCAGACGGCAAGCGCGGCCTCCAGGTGCGCCAGCTCGACCACGGCGGAGCCGTCCAGGAGGGCGTAGGCGACGCTGAGCCGGAGTGTCTGGGCCTCGGGTCGGGCGGTGAGGGCCCCGGCCAGCCCATCGGCGCCATCCCCGAAGTCCTCATAGGCCTTGGCCCAGCGTTCCCGGGCGGCCGGCGAGCGGTTGACGGTCCCGACCGTGCGGGCCTTGTTGAGCGCCTCGGCGACGTCGGCGGCCAGCTTCTCCACGGCAGCCGGGTCGAGGCTGCCGCCCTCCGGCAGCCGCTTGGACCGGCGGACGGCCGCCAACAGAAACCGGTTGACGAACCCGTTGGCGATCTCGGTATCGCCCAGGCGGCGCAGCAGTTCCTCGGCCGTGATGTGGCCGATCACCGAGATGTGGGCGCCGCTGGCCCGGAGCGGGTCCTTGCGGGTCATGGTCCGCAGCCGGCCGTCGTCCCAGGCCTGGCGGAGGACGGCCGACAAGGTGTTGCCCTCGCGGGCGGCCACGCCGAGCACCCGGACGAATTCGGCCTCCACACACAGCAGCCGCTTGTCGACCGGAGCGGCGGCCTCCTCCTCATCGGCCGGGTCGCGGACGGCGGCGATCAAGCCCTCCCCAGATGCCAGCCCGCCCATCACCCGCTCGGCGAACCAGCCCGGGTCGGCCTGGGCCATGACCTGATTCACCTCGGCCTGGGCGGTGCCTTTGCGGGCTCGGGCGGTCTGGCCGACCAGGAGCACGTTGAGGCGGGCGGGGTGCTCGGTGGCCCCGACCAGCGCCCGCGGCCCGGGCCCGACGGCGTTGCCGAACGCGACTAGGAAGCTGAGGAGTAGCGCGGCTGGGTCGGCCTCGGTGTGAGGGCCGACGGTGGCCACCAGTCGACCGGCGAGGCCGTGGAGGGCGGCCGGGTCCAACTCTGGCCAGATCTCCTCTTGGGATGGTGAAGAAAGCGAATCAAGCGAAGAAAGGTCCGGCCCATCGGCCGGGTCGTCAGCTTCGGCCGACCTTAGTTCGCCAAATTCGCCTTGTTCGCCAGATTCGCCTTGTTCGCCAGCCGAGCTACCGCCCTCGACCACGCCGCCACCCTTGGCCTTGCCCTCGATCACTCCGGAGCCGAATCGGCCCTCGGTGCGGAGTCGGCGGACGATCTCATCAGTCTCA